TACTGAGTTCACGCATACGTGCGGCTAAACCTTGTTCCATAACAACTAGCTTTAAATAAGCTGGGTTTTGTTCGCTGCGGTGGAATGCAGGTTGTGCGCGGTGTTCACGCATTAATTCACGTACACGGCCAAGCATGTTATTTGCTTGTGAACGTGACATACGATCAAAGGCGACGCCTTGACCGAAAAAACTTTCAAAAACCTTAGCGGTTTGTTTTGATTGTTGTGGCTGAGCCAAATCTTGCAGTTTCATTTTCGAATCCTTTTTGCTGTAGGTATTTAGCCCAATTTACACATTTATTGAGATGAAATTCTATCTCACGTTTCTGTATAATCTTTGGCTCTAATTTAATTTCTATACTTTCTTTTAGTGTATAGTCACGGGTTTTGTTGGCTACACCAGCTCTAACAAAAATATCATTGCTAATATTGGCCAACATGTTATCATAAGTTAATAAATCTCTTGCTAAATTAAAGCGTTGAAATTTGTCAGCAACACACCAGCTAATTGCTGTTCGTGTGCTGTTGAAATATCCCTGGCAATCCTCATTGATAAACACAGAGTACCCGGGATGTTCAGGTACTATTCTGTACTTGTCAAATGCTTCGTAATCGCCGTTATCATTTTGCCATATAAGGATAGGCAACACAGATTTAAATTCTTCACGGAGCAAACGCTCAAGTTGTTTATCTTTATCCATTACAAATGTGCTTTAAGAAGATAACCAATAATGCCGATTAAAAATACAATAATACCAACGCCCCAGTTAATAAGACGATCATTGTTTTTTTCTGACATTTTATCCACTGACGTTTTGACGCCCGAAACCGCATCAACTACTGATTCGATTTTTTCATCCATGCCGGTTATTTTTTCTTCTAAAAAACGGTAACGTTGAGCGCATAGGTCAACGTGTGCTTCTAGGCTTTTCTTTTCGAGTGCGGTAGTGTCTGTCATGATTAATTATTTACCGTAATCGTTTCAAACCAAATGTTCTGCTGAGATCCGGATGTAACCAGAGTCGGAGTCAATGCGTATGCATCGTCGAGCCCTACAATCATAGGAACATCTTCACAATCTTGTTTTAGTATGCCAAATGCATCCTGTCCAAGTTGATAAATTTCGTCAACTTCTATATCAAACTCAAACTCCCACTTGCTGTGTTTAACCGGTGTAGTAACATTAAAAATCTGTGTTCTTAGTTGTAAAACTTGAGTTATAGTTTCAAAGTTTCGTTGTTGGTTTCTCGATCTATTCCAATCGGTTATGCTTGTTATTGTGCTGCCAACTCGATTAGTATATGGAACCTGCGATGGTCTGAAGTGTCCTGTAGTACCAGTTTCTGTAATGTCAAAGTGAGTGCAACAACGTATTTTCATAATATGGGTTATTTAACGGCCAATAAAAAACCCCGGATATTTCCGGGGTTAGTGTTCAAATTAAATTTGATTAGGCAGACAGTTTGAAACCGTTTGCTGTTGCGCTGTCTAGTTGGAAACCAGTAGCAGTGATGTTAGCAGCAGCCAAGAAAGTTGCAGCGTTAGCAAATGCGCCAGTTGGGTAAACAGCAATGCTCAATGCAGTGCCGTCGATCTGGTACATAGCAACAGTGCTAGTTTGTTGGATAGCTTGAATAACGTTAGAAACGTATTCGTTAACGCCGCCTTCGCCGTTAACACTGGTGTTAGCCACTGCACGGAAAAAGTCTAGTTTTGGACCTGCTGGTTGAACTGGAGCACCAGCCAACGATGTACTAGCCGCAACTGGACCGTTTTGTGTGTCTAATGCAAATACTGGTTGTGCATCACCATTAACTCTTGTAAAATATGCCATTTTTGTTTCTCCTAAATATATGAGTATAGCAACTCTACTTTTATTTAGTCTTTTGGCAAAAAATTAAGGTTTAGCCTGAGCTTTTCTAGCCGGATCTGCAAACCCGCCAGCAGTTCTACTAACCACTTTAGCACGGCCTGCCGGGGTAGAAAACACCCATCCTTCTTGTCCAGGTTGTTGTACATCCAACTGTCGTTGTAGATCAATTTTAAGTTCGTGTAACTTGTTCCAGATGGCAAATGCAACACTCATACCCAACACATTAGAACGAGGGCTTTGTAAGTATTCAACTATGTTGTTGTACTTTCTAGGTGTTACATTACTCTGTAACCAAGCACCAAAGTTTTCTGGTGTAGCAGTCGAATAGTCAGTGCCTTTAAGGCTGTGTATAAACTTTTCCATTAGTGCAGGCAAGTCCGTAATTTGTGCTGCTCTAAGTTCAGCAGGATTTAACAATCCTTGCAGGGCCTGTGCATTAGGGCCTCGAGCATAACTGCTTAACTCACTCATGATGTTTCTGTTGAGTTTTAAGTTTTGTAGATCTTTAACTGTGGCACCTGTGAGCATTAGCCCGGAAACTGTTTTTAATTTAGATTCAGGGTCGCCAATGAACTGTTCAGCAGCGTGTGGATCTTCCATGTAGGTATGCACAGCGATACCTACTTTGCTATTAGCAATGCGTTGCCCTAGTGGACTAGACACAGGAATTCGATATTGAATACCACCATATGTGTTAGGTTGGAATACCAAGTTACCTGCTTCTTCTACATACGGACGTTCAGGGAAATACAACAAGTCACCCTTCATGTAGCCACGGAAGTTTTTAGGAACAGCAGCTTCAAAGTAAGGCCAGATGTCTTGATAGATTTTACTCAATTGAGAACGATCTGATTCTTTGCCTTTTGCAGCAGCACTAGCATCACGTTGCTTTAGGATCTGATCCATCATTTCTGGACTTGTAGCAAGGCCATTATAGCCAACTGCGGTAGCGCCAGCTTTGTCAGTTAATACAAAGTTACCGTTGTCGTCGCGACCAAAGATAACAGCAGGTGATCCGTCCCACTTGATAGTTGCATACTGTTTAGTATCTTCAGCTGTGTGCCTGATAATGTCTAGTGCTTCGCGGGCACCAGTGAGGCCTTTTTGTAGCACTAGATCTTCAATGTAAGGAATGCGAGGATTCTTTGCTTCAGCAAGATGATGTTTTTCTTCTGCTTCAATTAAAGCATACATACCCTGATTAACAATACGGTCACGTAATCGTCCCAAGAATCCAACATCGTTTTCTTTTAAGTCTGGCTCGCTTAGGCCTTCACGCTTTAGGTATTCGCGGAAGTCTGCAAGTTTAGCATCCTTTTGTTGATCGTTTGCTAGTGCAGAGTAAATGCTTTCGACGTTCTTTAAGTTTTCTTTTGTAGCAGTTGGCCCTAACAATGCTTGTGCCACATAATCCGGATCCAGGCCACCGGGCACAAGTTGATTGCTAGTACGACTAAACATACCATTGGCACCAACTTTAAAACCCAAGCTCTTGGCAATACTACTCATTAAAACATTACGGTTAACACCTTTGTATGTGCTGCCTTCGGCGCCGCCATAAAAGAATGTGCCCCAATCTAAATTAGGAAAGAACATAAAGTCAGTTTGCACATAGCCGTTTTTGGCATTGCCGCCAATTGGTGTTTTTAAATGCACTTCGCCACCTTTGCGAACAAAGTCTCGCGGGTCAAATCCTTGACTTTGAACAAACTGTGTTAGTTTGGCTGCTAGTTCTTCTTTTGATACTTCCGAAATGTCTACACCAAGATCTAGATCTCCAGATGTTGCTTTACGACCGGTTGACCCTAGCCAACGGTCTTGTGGGAATTTCATCCCTGTTACTTGCTCAACCCAGCGAATAGTTGCTGGTACATCTGCTTGATTAATTCGCTGGGTCAACGGCTGGCCAGCAGCGTCTTTGAATACGTTTCCACCTTCAAGTAATTTCATAGTTATGCCTTTGCTGCCTTTGCAACTAGTTGATCAAATTTTTGTAGCTCTGCTGCACTCGGTAACCCAGGTTTCGGTGCGCCTCCGACTGTCGGAGTAACACTAGTCGTTGGTTGTGGTACGCCAGCTGGCATTGAAATTTGAGGTACACCAGCAACTGGTGCATTAGTTGTAGACTTTTGTCCAACTGTGGGTGTGTTAGTTGCTTTTTTCTGTACAGACAATGCAGCTTGAGTTTTTTGTAAATCTGTAGCAACCTGGACCGCTCGTGCTGTTTCGTCAGCAATCAATGAAGCTAGTATATTAGTCTGGAACATAGCTCGTCTTTTTACATCCGGATCGCCGCGGTGGCTCAGAAACTGAGTAAAATATTCTTGTGCATTAGCTTTAATTGCAGGATCTAGCGAATTAAATTTATTGCCAAATATTGACTGAGTTATCCAGTTTAAAAATGCTGCTTGGTATTGTTGATCAGTTAGTGATGTGCCACGGGCTTTTGTTTCCAATGATGCAATATACTTTTGCCACTCTTCATATTTTTGTTGTGCCATTTGTTGTACAGCTTGATCTTGTGCTATGGCTTTCTTGCGTTGCTCTAACGGCATATTAGCATAGCGTGGATCCTTGGTGAATCTTGCAGAAAGATTCTGTATTAGCTCTCCACCAAGCTGGTCCCATGCTTGCTTAACCGCAGGATTGTTTAATCCAAAAAAACTTGATAAATCTTCGTTGACATTCTTGGGGCGACTGAATAACTCATGAATTTGCATCTGTGCGTCTCACTGTTCTTGTAAATTTGCCTGGATCACGCAGTTTAATAGCATTTAGCAATTTTCGTTGCAAGTTTTCTGCCTGTTCTGGCGTGTAACTACTATCGATTTCTTCCATGAGTC